TATTCAACTGTACCAGATGCTAATGTTCCAGTCGTAGCTACGAACAAAGCTCTAGGAACTAATAAATCTGAAGGAATCAATAAATATTTATTATTTGCAATAAATGCTGAATCGGCATATTTTCTTAAATCATCATAATCAACTTTTCCAGCTACATCTAATTCGGTATTTCTAATAAATCCATCAATAATAGTTGCTGTTAAGACATTACTATCTACTTCAGTATAATCTCTTACTTGAGTTACAAAATTTGCGTAAGTTATAGACATTATGTTATACTCACAGTTATTGAACCAACGGCTATTAAAGCTATTCTGCCATTAGCTTGTTGATCAGGGTTTAATGGAATCATTCCTCTTGTTAAAAATGCAAAATCACCTGGTAAATCTAATAATGCTGTGGCCATTCCAGCTCCACCAGAATCTGCGAATAAACCAGTGTTCGGTGGCACAACTGTTGTAGGTTCTGCGCCTCTTCCCAATTTAGGTGTTTGAAAATCTTGGTTTCTACTATTTAATAATGCTTCAGGATCAGCTCCGTAAACTTTTGGATCTAATTGTGGATGTTTAGGTTCATATTCTGAAATATGCACCATTGATCCTTGCCATTCTCTAATCATTTCTTGATATGGAAAAGACTGACCTGATCGGTCAGATTTCATCATTGATCTTCTTCCTGATGCGAATCTACCCATTAGAATGACCCCGATGGATAATAGTTTGCAGGAGAAATAAATACAGAAGCGCTTTGAGAATCCTCGACTAATGCTCTTTGTAATTCATCCTCGTAATACATTTTTAATTGTTCGGTTCTTTGAGGTGCTTTTGATTGTGATATATAAAAAGCAAGACCAGATACTAAACATGGTAAAAATCTAAAAGGTATATCAGGATTATTAGTATAAGTTCCGGCATCTTCTATTCTTTCAAGAGCGTAATATTTCAAATGTGTGTAGGTATTTAAATCTGGTGCTTGATATAAAGTAATTGTAGGTGTTAATTGTCTATCTACATAGTATTGAGAAGGCGTTCCAGATTGACCTTTATTAGGCAACGATGCATAAGTTGATCTATCAATCTTTGACAGAGATACATCTTGAGTATTCGTTGTTGTTCCTGAAGTTGATGAAATATAAGCCTCTAAAACATCACTAACTGAAGAAGCGACACTGTAAGTAGCAACTCCTGTACTCAAAGCCTGCACTTTTAATTCAACTTTCCAAAGATGAACTCCTCTATTGCCCCATTCTGAAAATATTAAATTACAAAGAACTCTTGCTCTTTTTAAATCATAACCAGAATTAACAGCGAGACCACATCGTTGATAAGCCTCTTCGATCATTTCTTCTATGGATAGATTGAAACTAGTTGTTCCTGATGTAGCCATTAAAATACCCCTCTAAATTTTGTTCCTTTAATCGCAATACCACCGCCTCTTAATTTAAAGAAATATTGCCCTGTTTTTTTAAAATTCTTTTCATTTCTGTTCTTAATCTTTTCATCAGTGAATATCTTAGCAGCGTCTTTTGTGGTATTTTCCTTAATAACATCCATCGCTGACTTTTCTTGATTTGTTTTTTTATCAGGCATTTTTATCTCTTACTTTACGATTGTATAATTTTTTAGATTTTACCACTCTGGGGTAAAATAGTCTAGAACCGAGCTTTTTAGCGACTGGATTTTTTAAGGATTGTCTTGACATTACTTGGCCGTGGTCCGGTGTTACCTGCTTGTTGTTTTCGCTTTACAGCACTAGCTTTTTGACCTCGGCTCATGGCTCTAGCTTTTGCAATAGGTACACATTTTGGATAATTTTTTCTCTTCTCTCCACCACTTCTGCCACATTTAGGATAAGATCCATCAGATTTACGATTTGCAATATCTACCCAATTTTCTTGTACCCATTTACGTAAACCCATATTAATTTTTTTTAGTTACTTTTCTTCGATCTTCCATCACGGCTCCGCAACCTTTTGCGACACCACCTTGTTCGTAATTTGAAACTTTCTTTCTTTCTTGTGAAACGTTTCCACCCTTCATCATTTTTTTCTTTTTACCGCCTGGTACAATTTTTCCAGAACATACTGCACTAGCATACATGTTCGCGTACGCGCTCGGGTACACTTTAAATTTTGCTTTTGCAGCAGCTTTTCCTCTTGGGCAAAGTTTAGCCATTATTTTTTCTTTTTAGACATTCCAGCTTCTGAAAGAGCTATTGCTATTGCTTGTTTTCTAGATTTTACAACAGGTCCTTTTTTTCCAGAATGTAATTTTCCTTTTCCAAATTCTCTCATAACTTTAGAAACTTTAGCTTGACCACCTTTTGCTTTTTTTACCATTTTTCCTTCTTCGGTTTCTTTGTAACCTTTATCTTCTAATTCATATTCTCTAGCTTCTTCTGCTTTAGATTCCATTTCTTCATGTTTCTTAGACATGTCTTTAGCCATGCCTCCTTTTTTCATAAGTGCTCTTCCACGTCCCCTTAAAGATATATCGCCCATTATTTTTTCTTCTTTCTTTTTGATTTTAACATAGCTCTTGATGGTTTAGCTCCTCTGAGCTTTCCTTCTACTTCTTTAGCTATTTGTGCTCTTCCTATTGGCATATTAATTCATTGTTGAATAGATAACTTTACCATTAACTTTCTCAGCTTTCAAGAACTGTCCTCTGTTCCCTAAACTATTATAACTACAATGTACCCATCCAGAATTAGGCTCATTTTCATTCCAAAACTCAAGTATACATTGATCATAATCTAAGTTTTTAACTATAAAATCTGCTAAATCTTTATTCGCAACACCAAAGATCTCAAAATCTGCAGCTTGGCCTTTCGTATGTTGGCTTTTGCTTGATGAACCTATTGCTTCGCATAATGTGGAAGATCTATACCCAGAACTAACTGATAATGGCATACCATAAAAATCTCTAATAGGTTGAAGTATTTTTTCACATAACAACTTTAAGTTTAAAATATGTTCTTCATTTGGGGTGTTATCTATCCCTAGTCTCGTAGCTTCTTGAGACTTTGTTAATTCATTTAACGTAAAACTTTTACTTAGATTCATTTCTTAAATTTCTTATAACCTCAATTACATGTTTTTCATACTCTTTATTTGTAGAAAAATTGTCTAATGTTTTAGCTAATGCTATAGGATCTCTGTTTACTGTTATTTCTCTAACTTTTCTAAACTCTGCATATACTCTCTTAGTGTTTAATATCTCTATGTAATATTTAACGGATTCACATTTATTCTTAAATATCCTTACTCGCCAATCAATAGAATCTGGTTGTCTATAAGGCAACATACCTTCTTTAGACCATACTCTTATACCAAATAAATTGTGTCCCTCGCGCGCGAACCTAGATCGTCCATAATCGCTTTCAACTATGGCTTGAGCTATTATTAGTTCTGTGTTTACTCTTTCTCTTCTGGGGATGTCGAAATTTAAATAATTAATACACTGAGTGAGGGAGGAGATGAATTCTTTGTCGTTTGAATAATCAAACCTGGGGGCTCCAAACCCCATTTTCTTGACCCAAGCGACTGTTTCACCCTGAGTCTTCTTCTTGGCGACTGGGTTTGGAAAGAAGGTACCTAATACAAACGCTAGAAGAGCTACTATCAAATATTTTATTACTATAGTCTTGATTGTCATAACATTTACAGTGATTTGAGAGACAGCATCCAACTGTCAGATTGTTAATACAATTAATCTTGCTTAACTTCTTTGATTCTTTTAATGCCATGCTTATCTGTTTCTACAATGGCTTTTACTTCTTTACAACTCCATGAAGTAACACTTGGATTACCATCACGTTCTACTTTTCTTTTTTGTTCTAAACAATCCGCAATATTAGCTTTAGGAGAATATCCTTCTAATTTACCATTCATATACATTAATAATGCAAATACTGCTTCAATCATTACTTACCTCTAACTGAATCTAATTCTTTTTCTAATTTATCTACTTTTTTCTCTAATTGAGCTATAAGCACCTTAGTGTGTACATTTTCTTCTAATTGTTTAGAATGTTTATCAATTGACTTAGCTTGATACTCAATAAGCATATACATTTCTTGGTTTTTAGGAGTTTGTTCTGCTTTTTTAAGCAAATCTTGTGCCATTAATTTTTCATTAGTCTCTAATCTATTAAGTCTTTCAACTATGCCAAAATAAGTCCATACCGCTACAACAATAGCAGATATAATAGCCACTATATTTTTAATAGGTAAAGCTACACTTGTTTGATCACTAACTTTAAATTCGCTACTCATTTTTTATCCTCTATTTGATAGAACATATCATCAGTATCCTCTAATTTCCAGTCCTTGTTTTCCACATTCCATTCCGTAGTTGTAACTTTATAATCTGGCCAATGTGTTGAAGTTGTAAAGCTAGAAATACTCCACAAAATACGATTATTAGGCTGAGCTGCATAATTCCCGTTATCAAGAGCCAAAACGTGAGCACACTTATGCTGATCAGGAATTTCGGAATGTTCAGTATCCAAGATATTAGGTTCTG